AACATAAAAATACTAATTAATAGTTATCTAAGAAAACTATTAACCAAAGATAAAAAATATACAGGATTAATCTAACTAAATAGCGAAACTACTAAATTAATACAGGATTAATCTAACTGAGTGGCGAATGCAATAAAATTGTAATAAACGGAAATTAGATTAAGTAAGTAATAAATTTTCCTGTTTTTAAATATAATAACTATCGTGATATATCACACAATTATCGTATAATCAATAAAATGATTTTATATTGTTTTAAAAAACATAACCTACTAAAATATTACTCAAAACAACCAACCAAAATGCCAAGTTCAGGACGCTCACAACGCAGATTGCGCGCGGCAAGACGTCGTCGTGCGAGCAAGCAAAGGTATACCTGGGCTGTTATGACCACGGAGACTAATCCTGAACAGACTCTCGACTGCGACCACGTAGAGCCGGTTACGGTATATTGGCTAAAACGTAAGGGGTGTGCACCAATCAATTTTTTTGGTTTTGCCGTCGAGGAGAATATCACACCGCGCGGTATGTTGGAAACGTTTGTCGCGTTTCTGAACAAAAGAAATAAGCCTGTGTGTAACGCGTTCATTGTGCAAATATGCACAGTGATTTTTGGACTCGTGGATTTTAAAGTTTCGCAAGAAAACCCGAGTGAGAAGGACACATACGAAGCCGACGAAGCCATCGAGATTACTGCCCGAAATGAGATGGACCTGCCAGAAAACAAACCACTTAAACAATTGTGGTTGGACTTCGTCGCATTGATGGACGAGGATTCGCTGCTCAGGGTGTTCGAAGACAATCCCTTGGATCGCTTGACTCAAGACCAACAAGATGAATTGTTTTGGCAGGAAAAACTGGCTCGCAAAGTGTTTGCAGAAGCCGCTGCAGAAGCAGCTGCAAAATTTGGATTGTGAGTTTTGCTTTTTGAGTAGTTTTTTATATTCTAACATATTTTTTAATTATAAATAAAAAAACCAATGTTCAATCATTGTATTGAGCATTGCTTTGTAATACTTAAAATAAATAATTGATTTTATTTTGATTTATTATGGCATAAATAGAATATAGTAATAATACAAATTCGATGGCAACTACTCACACGCGAACACTACGCGGAAGCGCTGAGGCCTGCCTGGACAATCAAGATGTCTTGAAGGCCATGTTTCCCGCCGGGATTCCAAATATTAGCGAACTTAGCAAAAAGAGATATTGCAGTGAACGCGATCTGACTGACGAAGAGTTTTCGGCTATTGTTCAATTGGACTGGCTGTGCACTCTCAAAGAGCGATTTATAAAGCATGGGATCAGGTATGACTGGTTTTGTGTCGTAGAACAATTTGATTGTTAATCTTGTTCTATTTGTTTTATAATTATAATTATAATTAATTGTTAATCTTTGTAATAATAATTTTATTTTAATAAATAAAATAAAATATTATATTATAATATATTATAATGAATCTTCGCATGATCATCAATGTTATTGCAAGCATACTCCTTGTCCTTTCTTCTTTCTGGGTCGGCTACTGGGTTCAGAACAAACCCGCGCCGAAGTCAACTGACGAGACGCTATTTTATGCATCCTTTGCGGTTGGTGCGGCTGCATTGTGTGCCCTAATTCTAACAAACGGCATGCTTTATTTGCCTAAGCAATCTGTCTAATTGAAACACATGCTAGTATCCAGTTTCCTCGCAACGAGGTTTCATATTTAATTCCTGTCAAATAGGTTTTTATACATGGCATAAGATGTATAAAATTTTTACAGTATGCATAATGTTTGCATGTTTGCATTATATTTGACGGGCTATATTTTGTTAGGTATAAATTTAACAATTCGCAACATAAATATTTGTTAGGTATAACAAACAAACCAAATAATGAAGGATACTCTTTTATATCAATAAAAATAGACATCATTAAGTAAAATTTACGTATATCCTCGTTATTTAAATCATTTAGTATAAATGAAAAAATATATGATTTTGTATTCATAATCATATATTTACATGATTTCCACATGTCTTTGTCCATAAAAAGGTGCATTAAATTTGTTATTCTTGTTGATGAGCCATTTTTGATTCCTACATATTTTAATAATTGGGATATAGCATCATCATGTGATGTTTCTATTTTTGCTTTTAACATATCATAATCAAACTGACTTGAAGGCATACATATATATGCAGTAATTTCAAGTAGTATTATTTCCATAATGATAATAATAATTATTATTATTATTTCAATCCTAATATAATTGATTTTATTATATTAGGATTAAAATAATGGAAGACGCAAAAAATAAGTTTAACAGTGCTTCATCCGACCTTGCCTTTATTAAGGCATATTTTGATAGCGGAAATGCACTGTATGGTTCGAAGATACACGGAAAAGTAATTGTTGCTGAGGCGGCATTCGCAAAGGCAAAGGCAGAATTAGTGTTAATGAAGTTAAACGTAAAAGTAAAATTAATTTAGTCATGCAATAATTAGCAGATATAGTCAAATAATTTTATTGAAGATATACATGATTCTTCTAATATATTACTGATTACTTTGGGAATAAGCCCATATTTTTTTTCTGCGTTAATAATCTCTGTTATGAATGCGCTAAACTCATCATAACAAGGAATACTGATACTATGAAAACATCTATTTAATTGTATAAATAAATCTGATAAAGACGCGCTTGTTATAAATGCGCTCGCTGTAAATATTGCATATTCTTCGTCTGATAAATCTATCCATTGTAATATGCTGTTCCAAATAATAATGTCATTTTTGTCTAACAACATATTTTTATAAATATATGAATTAATTGTGCGAACAATAGCACGAATTCCGTATTCGTTTGATACCATATTAATAAATGTTTGCTTTGATATTACGTCGGCATTATTTAAATCCAATGAGTATAATAATCCAATTATAATAACCCTTATTTCTTCGGGAATACTAAATGAAAGAATTGCATTTAATCGCTTAATTGATTCACGTTTTGTTATACAAAAAATTTTAAATGGAGTGCATGAAGTCATTGAATGATACCATGTTATAGGTAATATATGTTCTTTTTTGACATTATTTGATATGTAAAAATATTTCATTTGTTTGGTTTTAGTTTTCATAAAACCAAACAAATGTTCATTATCTTTATACATAATATATTTATTATGTATACATTCGCCTCTTTCTATAAAACTTTTGGTATAATATTTATACGAATAAAATATTACATTTGAATTATACTTATGCCATGGACCTTTTATACTAATTCTATGCACGCGGTTGTTAATTGTTGAATGCATAATAAGCAAATCTTCTGGGTTTAGATTTTTGCGGGTTATAATATCAAAAAATACTAAATTAGTAATTTTTGATATGTAAGGTCTTTCAGTTTTGATATCATTAATAATTATGAACCATTCATAATCAAATCTAAGCAGTGATATATGACTGCCGTTTTTTTTATAAAATAGTCTTATATAAAAATTATTTGCAAACATAATTTTTAATGCTTCTGTGCATGTCATGATTGCCATTATTGTTGTTATTATTTATAGATTAAAAATCAATTTGTGAATTGATTTTTAATTGGCTTATGTTATCTCTTTGGATAAATATATATAATAACAAAACAGTCATGTCCAACCATATTGCAAACACAAAAAAACGCCAATCTTGTATAAGTGCCAAAGGTTATCATATTGATGAGAAAATAGTAGGCATTGATGTAAAAGATATAACAATAAAACCGCGCCATAAAAAAATAAAGACCACGTCTAAAGTTTCGGAATCATCTTATATGATTGATGCGCAAAGGCAATTATGTGCAACAAGTCCGTATAATTGCAAAGTGGTGATACCACAAAATATTTCCGGATGGGTTATACATAATGACATGTCTGAGATTGGCGATATTTATACTATTTCATTAAAAATATGCTAATAAAGCAAAGTTATATTTAAGAATACTAAATGTAATCATAATGAAATATATGCGATTAATAAAATATGCGAGTGCAATATGATGGCACGCATAATCTTTGCCCGCATAAGCAAGTTTTGGGCTGATGTAATCTGGTCTGATATACAGAGTTTAGTCGTGTCCAGAAAATCTGATCTCCTGGATATTGAAAAATGTTGAACTCAGTAAAATCAAGATTATACTCCGGTAAACGATCTTTGATGAATTTTGTGCGATGTTTTACGTAATCATCAAGACTGTCTTCTATTGAAAAAATGATGTCGCGACAATCTCGTAATTCGTAAAACATGCATTTTGTCATTTCGTCGACCTGAAAAAACAGAAGATGCCTGCCACACAGGCGACATTCCAACCTTTCGGAAAATCCGGGAACACTGACCATCTCCTCGACGGTCAGTGTTGTCTCGGCGCATGATACTCTACGCGATAGGTATAACAACTCAAACACGGCAACGAGGTCCATGAGCACTGCCAAACATGGCTTATTGTTGCAGGGGTTGATTTTGGGCGCTGATGTCTTGTTTCCCATGTTGTTTTAAAAGCCGATATTATATCGTTGTTGATTTTAAATAAAAATAAATTCATATTTACATATTACTGTAAATACGCAAATATGCAAAGCATTTTTTCCGCATGGGTTTGGCATGCGGAAAAAACGTCTTTTTTTATGAAAATTTAATAATTAGAATAAAATAAATATGATGGTAAGACGCAGACTATTGCGAGAATGATGCCGGCGCTGGCTCTACCGACAGAAACATCTTGTCTATTGCGGCAATTTCTTCGCGAGTCAGATGATAAACCTTTCCTTTCTTTAAAGCCTCGCGTCCTTCAGCTGCATCAGCCGCCGCCCGAGCCACTGATCGGGCTTTATAATAGGCGTCGTATTCTGCGTCTTCTATTGCCCGAGCCTCTGCATATGCACGCGCATTTTTAGCCCATATAGCCTCAGCCTCTGCGAGGGCAATGATCGCTTGGACCTCTCGGACTGCCGCTTGTGTCTGTTCATCCTGAACTAACTCAGCGAGCAGATCATCCAGACAATTTCGGCATTCATCGGGGCACGCAACAACATTGTCGAATGGATTATTCGTTGACGACGGCGATGTTGGCGATGTTGGCGGTATTGGCGAAAACGCGATTGGTGATCGTGCCTCTGGCGATTTTGGCACAGAATCGAGGTTGGTTCCTCGGGGAACACAACTGTTAAAATAGAATGCCGTCGCCATACTGGCCTCAATATCCAGAAGTTGTTCCTGGGGTGGAATTGGTGGATACTTATGCGCTATCGGTAGCAGGCGCGATAATGGACCCCCTTGAATTTGTCTGGCAACACGCCCTGATTCGCGGACAGGCTTACGTCCTGATTCGCACTTTGCGTCCATTATAACGTGTTGTGTTGTGTTGCGCTGTATTAAATTATATAGTATTATTTTACAAAATAAAGCATTGTAAAATCATTTTTATAAATTAGATTAGTATCCGATAACAATCGCGATCAAGTAAAAATGATTTTTCAATGGTTTATACCATTATTATGCACATAAATAATAATAATCATATTATTATGTGCATCCCAGTTTCACTTGTTGCCGCACTCAGAAAGCATCCACGGTCTGTCATGTTTAACTTGTCAGAAGATAATAATGGTTGCATCAAAGTTCAATGGCATACGCGCAAATCCGGCAAATATTACAAAATACATAAATATTATGTATCGCCATATTTAAGCGTAAATTCGTATTCTAGGATACTCAAACTATGGAACAAAGGACCCGGTGTTTATATCTCGAGAAATCAAAAAAAATTATGGAATACAGAAATGTAATATAATAAATTGTTTTAATTATGCATTGTTATGCTTTGTTTATGTAATTGAAAAAATATTATAATAATATAATGCCAATCATGAATCATCTAAGCGCTTCTGCACAAATTTTTGTTTCAAAGAAATATACAATAAGTATAGATACGTATAAACCGAGTTATACATTTATACCCTGCCCTATGACAACTGTCATTAATAGGGATATTATAATATTGCAAACTATTCTGCCAAAATTAATAGAATCGCCGGGTTGGACAAAACAAGATATTATTGGTATAATAAAAGCCCGGCAAAAATTATTACAAAATAATGCTACCTAATTCATACTGGCATATATGCGATTAATGCCATTGCTAATAACCGCGCTTGAAACTTTATTGTCGTTTGCATTATTTGCGAGCCAAGTAAAATTATTGCTTGATATATCCGAAATAAACTCATCAGTCAGATTAATTTCAATGTGGCGTTTTTCGTTTATTATCCATTTCTTAGTTTTTATATTTATGTAAGTATCTTCGGGGGAATAATTTTTTAGTTTAGTATTAGAGAAAATTACATCAGATACCGGATACTTGTCCATTTTAATCTTTGCATAAATCTTGTTTCTATAAGAAACGCCTTTTGCGGTATAAATAGCATTAAAATCCCTTTCTGGTTTAGAGACGACTACATCTGCAAATGTTCCTTTAATCCTTTTTTTTTCTGATTTTAAATAAAGAACGAACTCGTCTACCTTTTCATTCATACCTGTTGGTATGCCATGCATTCTAATATATCTGCCAATGTAATTGATTAATGATTCGTTCCATTTGATTTGTGTATGGCCTGAAAGAGATTGATATAAAGTTGGCAATCTGTCTTTATTAGCAATTATTTGCTTAATATCAAAATACTTATCTTGATCGGATAATGCCCGCATTATTGATTTATTTTGCGCTAACTTGTCTTTTTCTGTTTTGATGTTGCCATCTTCGTATAAATCTTCTATTAATACCTTTTTTTTTATACTTATTTTTTTTGGCGTTGTTTCTTCCTTTTTTATGTTAGTAGTTATCATAATATTGTTGCTGTTCGTAGAAGATATTATACAAGAACAGTCCATTATTATATTATATAATAATTATCTTAATTGATTATTTATTATAATTAGATTAATCAAATAATCATAATGGACAAAGAGCATCATTTAGCCAAAATAATAAAGAGATATAAAATATCAATGGCGGGCATTGGCGAAAAGTTTGATCGCATGATTAAAAATAATATAACTAATCATGAGTTCGACAGAACAGTTTCTATTGCCGAAATTAGGTTATGTTATTATGAATTGTTATTGCTAAAACGCGAAAGAGAGTCGTTGTATCCGCGAGTTGTTTTTGATGATACATGCAAAGGGATATACCTGCCTTTTTCTAAAAAATGCGATATGTATTTATACGACAATGGGCATAATATATATGTTATTGGAAATAATGTTATGCGTGTTCAGGCGGATTTATTATAATAAGTTTAACAAATCCGCCGCCACTCGTTCATTGTCTATCATATAGCGCCCATGATAACTAATAAAATGGGCTTCAGTTATTACATATTTTTCTTTTATTCCTTCAATATCTGCTATAATATCCTGATATAAAGATATATGTGCTTTGAACATTTGTGCGCATTTCCATTGCGCAATTTTGCCATTATGCACATCTTCTGGAATTGGACTTTCCAATAATTCTCTGGCTTTATTTTCATTATTTATATGTTTAATCGCTATTTGTAAATAGCGGACATAAATAGGAAAAGATTCCTTTGTATATGTGTTTACTACTATTAATAAATTTATTAGCAATATTAAGAAGTTATACTGCTCACAATAAGGGAGTGTATGCAACGAGATGTTCATCATGTCTAATAACTTCATTATGTTATATTGATTATTATAATCTAATATATTTTAATTAAACCAAATAAATTTCAATTATACTAATGATTAATTAATATTGTAATTAATCAACTAGTATCAATGAAAATATCATAACCCTGCATATATCAACAAGGCATTCTGTGTCATACTTTGAATTATGCGCCAATTCTTCATCCATTTCTGTTTTTGTATAATGGCGGTATAACTCTTTCAGTGTAGGATACTTAAACTTTCCATGATTCCATTTATTAGGAATTGCACAGATATTGGTGCCATGTTTCATAGTGCAAAACGATTTTATGTTAAGGTATTCGGGGCGCATTGCGCCGTTTTTGTGTAAAAATGCAAATAATATGTTTAGATCAAACTCAATATTATGCGAAATAATGTAATCTGTTTGTGCAAAAATATTTGTTATATCTTCGATTATTTCTTCGTGTGGTCGGCCTTCATCGGTTAGAAGTTTCATTGTAATATGTGGCGAATAAAAAACGGCTTTTTCTCCTTTATACCCTAAATATTTATCGTAATAAGTTTCGTTAATTAATTCATGCCTGCTTTGATCCGCTGCGCAAAAACACCAAGAAATTTGCAAGATTTCGGGAAAATTAGATGTTTCGGTATAACTCTTGTTTCGCGCCTTTGGTAGGCCATCGGTTTCCAAATCAAAAATTAAGAATGTTGTCATAATGTTATATTAAAGGTGATGTTTATAAGTCATAATGTTATATTATTTATGTTTAAATAATAATATAATATTATTTATATTGCTATGTCCGATGAAAGTTTATTAGCAATTTATAGAACTATTTATAAACCTCCTCGCGAAGTTTTGATGACGCATGGACCATTAAAATATGATAGAACTAAAACAAAAGAAGGCGATGTTATATTTCGCGAAAACTGGGCATATAACTTATATCGAATAACGGACTATTTTATATTTCCCCAAAGAATGCGGTGCGGGTTCGAAAACCATGGTTCGCCATACGATAAATATGCTACAATG